TCGTGGTAGTTATGCTGCATACCTTGATATTAGCCACCCTGATATTCTCTTATTTTTAGAGATGAGAAAACCAACTGGTGATCCCAATATGAGGACCCAGAACTTACATCATGGTATTAATATCACCGATGAGTTTATGCAGTTGGTTGAACGTAGTATGATTGACAAAGATGCAGATGATTCCTGGAACCTGGTCGACCCACATAACGGTGAAGTAAGAGAAGTAGTATCTGCTCGTGAACTTTGGCAACGGGTTTTAGACATGCGTATGCAGACTGGTGAACCCTATCTGCACTTTATTGATACAAGTAACGAGAAGATGCCAGAGTTTCAAAAGAAGCTCGGGTTAAAGATTCGTCAATCGAATTTGTGTTCAGAGATTATTCTACCTACAGATAAAGAGAGAACTGCAGTTTGTTGCCTGTCGTCTTTAAACTTGGAGTACTATGATGCGTGGAAAAATGATACTTTATTCCTTCGTGATGTTGCAGAAATGCTTGATAATGTACTTCAGTATTTTATCGATAATGCTCCTACCACCGTTGAGCGTGCAAGGTTCTCTGCCACACGTGAGCGCTCTATTGGCGTCGGTGCTCTGGGCTTTCATGCTTATCTCCAACGATGCGGAATCCCTTTTGAATCGCCTATGGCCGTCGGAAGAAATAAACAAATTTTCAAACACATCAGAGGGCAACTAGATGAAGCTAATCAACAGCTTGGAAGACTTCGCGGAGAAGCACCTGATGCAGTGGGGACAGGGCAGCGCTTTAGCCACCTTATGGCTATTGCTCCTAATGCTTCTAGTTCAATTATCATGGGTAATACTTCTCCTAGTATCGAGCCATACCGTGCTAATGCCTATCGCCAAGACACTCTTTCGGGGTCTCATCTAACAAAGAATAAATGGTTAAATAGCGTTATTGAAAAACATCTTTCTAGTGATAGTGGTACTGTATCGCAAAATGAATACAACGATATTTGGTCATCTATTATCGCTAACGATGGTTCTGTACAACACCTTGAGTGGATGGATGATTGGACAAAAGATGTATTTAAAACATCTATGGAGATTGACCAGAGGTGGCTTGTTCAGCACGCAGCTGATCGTCAAGAGTATATTGATCAGGCTCAATCCCTAAACTTATTCTTTAGACCAGATGTTAATATTAAGTATCTGCATGCAGTGCATTTCTTAGCATGGAAATCAGGACTAAAGACTCTATATTATTGCCGCAGTGAAAAAATTGGTAAAGCGGATAAAGTTTCAAGGCGTATCGAGCGAGAAGTAATTAAAGAGCTAGATATGAAAGCAATTATAGACGGAGACGTATGCTTAGCATGCGAGGGTTAAAATGACAAAAAAATTAAGTAGTAGATTAACAGACGAAAGAAACTCTTTTAAGCCATTTAACTACCCGTGGGCTTATGATGCATGGTTAAAGCATGAACAGAGTCATTGGCTTCATACCGAAGTACCAATGGTTGAAGACGTTAAAGATTGGAAGAGTAAGTTATCCAAAGAAGAGAAGATGTTCCTTACAAACATCTTTAGATTTTTTACGCAAGGTGATATCGATGTAGCTGGAGGGTATGTAAATAATTATTTACCTTACTTCCCACAGCCAGAGGTTCGAATGATGTTGCTTGGCTTTGCTGCTCGCGAGGCTCTTCATATTGCTGCTTACTCACATCTTATCGAGACCATTGGTCTTCCAGAAACGATGTACAACGAGTTCATGGAATACTCTGAGATGAAAGAGAAGCATGACTATGTTATGGACATCTCACATCAAAACTCTACAAAAGAAAATACTGCCAAGCATATTGCTGTCTTTTCTGCCTTTACAGAAGGTATGCAATTGTTTAGTTCATTCATTATGCTGTTAAACTTCCCACGTCATGGTAAGATGAAAGGCATGGGTCAAATTGTTACCTGGTCTATCGTTGACGAAACTCAGCACTGCGAAGGAATGATAAAACTATTCAGAACCTACATTCAAGAAAACCCAGAGATATGGAACGATGAACTTAAAGGACAGCTTTATACAATTGCTGAACGAATGGTTGAACTCGAAGACAAGTTTATTGATCTGGCATTTAGTATAGGTCACATGGAAAACTTAGATGCGGCTGATGTTAAGAAATATATTCGTTACATTACCGACCGTCGACTAATTAGTCTGGGGCTCAAAGGTATTATGAAGGTTAAGCGTAACCCATTACCCTGGGTTGAAGAGATGATTAACGCTCCTACTCATACTAACTTCTTTGAGAATAGAGCAACCGATTATGCTAAGGCCGCTCACACCGGCTCATGGGATGATGTCTGGGGTAGGGCTGCTTGAAAGAAAAATATATTATAGCACACATGAAGGCAGCTCAGGTTTATGCTGAGCTTTCTACTGCGGTGCGACTCCAAGTTGGTTGTGTCATTGTAAAAGATAATACTATTATTGGTATAGGTTACAATGGCATGCCCTCCGGGTGGGATAATGTTTGTGAAACGGTTAAGTTTAAAGACTTTACAGGTACGGTACTTATGAAGTCTAAGCCTGAAGTACTTCATGCGGAAACAAATGCTATTGCAAAAGTTTCTCGTTCTTCTAACTCCACAGACAATGCTGACTTATTTGTAACTCATGCACCGTGCCTGGAGTGTGCAAAGTTAATATATCAATCAGGAATTAAATCGGTATTTTATCGGGATACATATCGTAGTGAAGATGGAATTCAATTCTTACAAAAATGTAACGTAGAGGTAAAACAAATTGGCAAATAACCATTATAACTGTACCAGTTGTGAAGCAGATTTTAAATTAAAACATTCTCTTGATGAGTCTTATTTTGAAGTAAACTTCTGCCCGTTCTGTGGCGGGGAAATTGATAACGAAGAGGAAGAAGAATCGGACGATTACGAATGACCGATTGGCTATACAATGGTGAACCTTATTATGAACCTGGAGAATATTATGGATTTGTCTACATTATCGAAAACTTGTTATCTGGTAGGAAGTACATCGGGAAGAAGTTTTTTTGGTCTATCAAACGAAAGCAAGTTAATAAGAAACGTAAATCTTACAAAGTCGAATCAGACTGGAAGACGTATTGGTCGTCTTCTGATGAGCTCAAAACAGATATCGCAAACATCGGTGAACACAATTTCAAGCGCACAATAATTCATCTGTGCCCATCTAAAGGCGTAACTAACTACTTGGAAGCCAAGGAGCAAATGTTACATGCTGTTCTCGAAGACAGTAACACCTGGTATAATTCCTGGATTCAATGTAAAGTAAATAAATCACATCTTAGACCGTTACGTAACGCTTGACCGTAACTAGGTTTTAGCGTATAATAACGTATGTTAAGGAGATTATATGACTGATGATTTTGATGTTAAGTTTAGTTACTTTGATAAGATTAAAGACGATGCAAGCTTTAGGTCTATTTGGTCTATCTATGAAGTAAATAATATTTACGATCCTTCTGGCTTTAATGCTGAGACTCTCGTTTATAAGGACCACTGGGGTCATGAGCGAGCAGTATCGATCCCCCTACCCGGCGGTAACCTTAAGTGGTGGGACTTGTGGTCTGCCGCGGATAAAGCTATAATTGAATCTGAAGATAAGCATCATGTCTTTATCGAAGACTTTCAAAAGTCTACTGATGGTAAGACATTATTTTTAAGAACTGGAAGTTAATTATGAGTCAAGTTGAAACTCGCGCTTACGAACCTACTTACTATACCAATGCAAACGAAGACGAGCGAAAAGTATTTCGTGAATGGTTAGGTGGGGTATTGCGTATGCATTATGTTAATGTTCATTTTCGTAAGAAAGATGGATCTATTCGAATTATGAACTGTACCTTGCAAGAAGGTAAGACGTTAGATTATGAAAAGAAAACCGATAGAGTTAAAACTGTGAGTGAAGATACTTGCCCGGTTTATGATATTGATAAGAAGGAATGGCGGTCGTTCCGTTATGATGCTGTTACTGAGATTAGATTTAACCTAGGGGAAGGTCGATGAGTAGAATTACTGTAACGGAACCTCATGGTATTACTCCGGAACTAACTAATTATAAGTCTGCTTTATCCCGTGCCTTTAATTTTTATAATCAAGATAAAGATAAGAAAGATGCACGGTTATATTTAAAGACTTATATTAAGCATAAAGGTATGGCTGTCGATATTGATAGTGTATCTGATAGTAATATTATTCTTACGTATGGCTGGTTATCGCGTATAGTGTTAAACGGTAATACGTTACTGGAACGTCATAATGAAGATTTAGATAGTTATATTACTAATCTTAGTACTACCAAGCAAGTTATTAAAGTTGTAGTAGATAAAACGCCTCGTCCCTCGGTGCGTGATTATATGCAAGATAAGATTGCAGAGGTGATCGGGGATCTTGAAGGCCATGTAGATGCCTTTCTTAAAGAAGATAAAGAATTTGATCTCTATAACTATCTTCAGGCTAACTCTATTCCTAAACCTTATTGTAAGGATATTGACGAGTGGGCTCGTAAACGCGGTACAGAGTTTACCGAAGTTTATAAGACCACGGATAAAGACACCAAGGATGGGTATTCGAATATCAGTCGTCGTCAACAGGCCAATCTAGTTAAAATGTTTGGTGCGTTCATTGTTGACCTAGAGAAGTATACGCAGTTTAAAAAAGCTAATCGTAAACCTAGAGTTACTAAGGCTAAGCCTCCTGCTGTTCAAGTGGCAAGGATTAAGTTTAAGAAAGAAGATACTGAACTGGGTATTAAGTCAGTTAATCCGTCTGAGATGGTTGGAGCCTCCCAGGTATGGGTATATAATGTTAAGTATAAGAGATTGGCTGCCTATCGTTCAGACTCTGTACAAGGCATTCAGGTAAAAGGTTCCACCTTACAGAACTATGATCCGGATATGAGTGAGTGTCGTTCTATTCGTCGCCCGGAAGCGTTCCTTAAAGTATTACTAGATGCCAGTAAGGTGAAGTTGCGTAAGCTTCTCTCCGATCTCACAACCAAGGGGTACGATGTAACTGGTCGTATCAACGATGAATGTATTATTGTGAGAGTTATTAAATGATTGTTATCGACTATTCTCAGACTATTATCTCTAATTTAATGGCTGAGATTGGTAGTAGAACCGATGTTGAACTTGACGTAAATTTACTTCGTCATATGGTAATTAATACCATTCGAAGTCATAAGGTTAAGTTCGGTAAGGAATTCGGAGAGGTAGTTATTGCTTGTGATAGCCGTAAGTACTGGCGTAAGGAAGTGTTCCCTTACTACAAAGCTAACCGTAAAAAAGCTAGAGAAGACTCCGGGTTCAACTGGCCTTTAATTTTTGACTCTATTAATTTAATTAAAGAAGAGTTAAAAGCTATCTTCCCGTATAGAGTTATTGAAATTGAGGGAGCAGAGGCTGATGATGTGATTGCAACGTTGGTCTACTGGTCAGTAGAGAACGATGTTAAGGAAGGCACGTTAGTATCTGAACCTAACCCGTTCCTTATTATTTCTGGTGACCATGACTTTAATCAGTTACAGAAGTATAAGCATGTAAAACAGTTCTCTCCTACACTAAAGAAGTTTATTAAACCTGAAGCCAGTATCCATGAAATTTTAATGGAGCATATTGTTAAGGGTGATAAAGGAGACGGGGTACCTAATATCTTAACAGCTGATGATGCTATTGTAAGTGGCGAGAGACAGAAGTCCGTTACATCTAAACGACTTCAGGAATTCTTTGATAACGGATTCATCGCATGTAATACGGAAGAGGAAAGACGTAACTATCATCGTAATGCTACTTTAGTTGATCTATCTATGATTCCTAAACACATTCAAGAAGAGATTATAAATACATTTACGACATATCCCGTTAAGGATAAAAGCCTGTTACTTGACTATTTTATGACTAATAGAATGAAACAGATGATTGAACATATCCAGGAGTTTTAATGAACCTACTAGTATCCGAAATTTTAGATAAATTTGAAGTAGCTAAGACACGAGAAGAAAAGATCGCAGTCTTACAAACTAACGTAACTGATCCGTTGTTAGTTTTGCTTCGCCTTAACTACGATCATATGCTTAAGATGGATCTACCGGAAGGTGAGCCTCCGTTCAGGAAGGACACCGATAAGCCAATTGGCTACAGTGAATCCTCTCTTCAGTTAGAACTAAGACGATTTTATGTTTGGTTAGACCCTAGGACTACTTTACCTAAGCTTAAAAAAGAGTCTTTGTTTGTAAATATGCTTGAAGGTATTCACTGGACGGAGGCAGAGGCTTTATGTCTGGCTAAAGACCGTAAGTTACATACAAAGTACAAGTCATTAAAAGAAGATATCGTAAGAGAAGCGTTCCCACTTGCTTTGACCCCGAAACCAGTAAAGGTAAAGGAAGAAAAGAAGGACGAATCAGTCCCTTTAGAATAAAATCTCTTTGGGTATGGTTACTTAAGCGTTTCGAAAAACCTAAACCAAGTCCTTGGTCAGTAAGTAACGACTTACCTGAACCAGAGAGATTCTATGACGTCAGGCAGGTAAGGTTACGGCAGCCCCGTAAGAGTTGATTTTTTTTCTAGTTACTATATAATTATATTATGATCTATTCTAATACTAAATCTAAAGTTAAACCTAAGACTATGCCTAAAGCCGAGCGCGAGGCGTATGCTAAGTGGTGTGCGAAATACGATATTAAACCTGAAGGTAAGGTTAAGAAAAAGCTTACTCCTAACATGATAAAATTACCTGGAACTGTTTATACGCCTTATATTCGCGAGACTATTCGCTATCCTAGTTTAGATACCGGACATAAGGGTGCTGTTAATACCGGTAAGACTGTTATGCGTTATACGGGTGATAAGATGCTAGGTGTTGCTACGATGCATAAGTCTAACCTTGTACCTATCTTTAGTGACGATAACGCAGTTGATGTATCGCAGATGAGAAGATAAAATGAGTACATTAGTATATAATGCAATCCGTACTCCTGATGGTACAGTTCTTGAATCTAGACATAGACATGACTATGTTACCTATCAAGATAAAAATGGTAAAGAGTATATGGTAGACGGAGGCCTAGAGTATACCAGACGCAATGTTCATGCTGATGCTCCTTACGAAGAGTTAAGCGTCTATACTACAGATGGTCATGATAGTGTACGTGAGGTAGTTAAGTGGGGTACGTATGGTAAAGATGGTAATCAACCTCTTACTTATATCTTACTTAAGGACATGAGTACAGAACATATACGTGCATGTCTAGAGAATGTACCGTCGATGCACCCAACATATAAAGAATCTTTTAAAGAAGAATTGAAACTAAGGAGTATATAATGAGTTTACCTTCCGATCCCGCCGCCCGTAAAGCTATTAAGAAATGTATGGATGAGTTATCTGCATCTATGGCACGTATTGATGGAGAACGAGATTTTATTAAAGAAGCTATTGTTAATATTTGTGAAGAATATGAAATGAGTAAAAAAACGTTTCGTAGACTTGCCAAAGTTTATCATAAGCAGAACTTCTCTAAGGAGGTCGCCGAGCATGAAGAATTTGAAACTATGTACGAGCAGCTGACTGGGGAAACCAGTCTAGGTGATATTAAATAAAATGCATACTGTTTATAACTTAGAGATGCAGATACGAGATAAGATGAATCGTATTAAGAAGACATCTCACGTAGGCGTTTTTAAGACGTTAGAAGAAATAGAAGTTGCTAAGACTAAAATATTAGTAGATAATCCTAGTATTACATTTGAGGTACATCCCTGTGAACATATTTTATTTGAGCAACAACCCGACTGAGTGCGCACAACAACACGTAGATAAACATGTTGTTAAAATGATTCTAGAGTACGGGCAGTTAATGTCTACTGCTCATCGAGTACTGGACGGGCAACCTTATTACGGTAAGACTAAAAACAACCGTAATATTCAGAGGTGGTTGCTACCGGATTCTAGAGAAGAAGTAGTATGGAAAGCATCTCATTTTAACCACCCCTCTGGTATATGGGTGAGACAGTCTTCCGACCATTACAAATGGTTGTATAACCTATGGCTTGAAATGTTATCAGAGTATACTCACCGTTATAGTAAAAAGCATGCTGCAGAAAGAATGAAAGACGTCTTTAGTCAATTGCCTAAAAATATCCCGTATAAAGGCTGGTTATCCGACCCTACCCCAGCTATGCCAGATGAGTATAAAGCGTCTAACGCTATTCAAAGTTATCGTAACTATTATGTTGGTGATAAAAAATCCTTTGCATCGTGGAAAAATAGAGAGACGCCAACCTGGTTTATATAAATAAAAATATGCCAACATATACATTTAAAAATACTGAAACTGAAGAGATTTACGATAAGATTATGTCGTGGAACTCTCGTGAAGAGTATTTAAAAGAGAATCCTAATCTAGAGGTCATCATTGGTGCCCCTGTCATGGGTGACGTAGTTAGACTAGGAATTAGAAAACCTGATCAAGGCTTTAATGAAGTTTTGTCTAAGATTCATGCCGCAAATTATAAAAGTAACTTGGCGGATAAATTATCCAGAAAATGATTCTGGGTATCTTTGTTATATAACTTAACGTAAAGGATTACAGGTAATACTGTAGTCCTTTTTTATTTTCTTAAGGGGAAACATGTCTACTAAAAGAGCTGCGAAACTTCCTATTGTTCACGACACCGAGGAAAGACACACAAGTTCAAAAGTTCAACAAACAAATGCACTTAGGTTAAAAATTGATCACCTAAAATCATTTGAGCCATTAACAGATAATCAAAGGTTATTTTACGACGCATATAAAAGAGGCGATTACTTCTTAGCACTTCACGGAGTTGCAGGAACAGGGAAAACATTTATCGCAGTATACAAGGCATTAGAAGAAGTATTAGATAAGACAAATCCTTTTAATAAAATTATTATAGTTCGTTCGGCAGTACAATCTAGGGAGATGGGTCACCTACCAGGAGACATTGACGAGAAGTTAGACATCTATCAACAACCATATCGTCAAATTTGCGCTACTTTGTTCGATAGAAAAGATGCATATGATAGGTTAGCCGAACAAGGTCACATTGAATTTATTTCCACATCTTTTATTCGTGGTATGTCATTTGACGATGCAATTATTATTGTCGATGAAATGCAGAATATGAATTTTGAAGAGATCGATACTGTTATGACCCGTGTTGGTTATAGATCGAAGATTATCTGGTGCGGAGACTATAGACAAACAGACCTAAATAAGAAGAAGACCGATGTGAGTGGTATTCTTAAGTTTTTTGATATTGCCTATCACATGGGTGCATTTACTAAAATAGAATTTGAAGCGGCTGATATTGTGAGAAGTTCTTTAGTTAAAGACTATATATTGGCTAAGATTAGATACGAAGACATGGAGAATTAAATGAGTTTTGATTTCGAATTTACTGAAAGTCATGTAAGAGAGTTACTACCACGTGCATTAGGGGGACCTGATGACTGGTATGAAAGTATGTGTGAGGCTTTACCTCAGTACGGTATTACAACGGTACCAAGGGTTGCTTCTTTCATTGCGCAATGTGCACACGAATCAGGGGGCTTTTCTATGTTAGAAGAGAACCTTAACTATAAAGCAGCTACATTGACAAGGATATGGCCTCAACGGTACCCTGCTGGTGTGGCGGAGCAATATGCAGGTAAGCCCGAACTTATTGCCAATAAGTCATATGGGGGTAGGATGGGTAACGGACCTGAGGCATCTGGCGATGGTTGGAAGTTCAGGGGCCGCGGACTTCTTCAATTGACAGGTAAAGATAACTATCGCAATTGTTCAAAGTTTATGTTCCAGGATGAAACGTTGCTTGAGAACCCAGATATTCTTTTAGATGCTTATTACGCTATTCACTCTGCCTGCTGGTTCTGGCATAAGAATAATCTTAACCAGTACGCCGATTCTGGCGACTTCGTTATGATGACTAAAAAGATTAACGGTGGTACTATTGGTTTAGAAGACCGTAAGAAACATTTCGCCCACGCAGTTGAAGTTTTATCCGGACACCATTAAAATAACGTATGTTTAATCATGTAAAGCTTGACCGTGAAGTCCCCAAACTACAACAACTGAACGAAAATGGTACTCGGTACTATGTTACCCCAGAAGGTAATAAGTACCCTTCTATTACTACCGTCCTTGCCGCCTACAACATAGGTTATATTATGGAGTGGCGCAAGAGGGTGGGTGAAGAAGAAGCTAATAAGATATCACAAAAGGCATCTGGTCGTGGTACCCGTATTCATACTCTGTGTGAACAGTATATTGATAATAAAGCACCTGCATTTAAGAGTCCTCTAGATCAAGAACTGTTTAATAAATTTAAACCTACGTTACATAGAATTAATAACGTATACGCTCAAGAGCTACGAATGTACTCCGATCATTTACGTATTGCTGGTACTGTGGATTGTGTAGCAGAATTTGATGGGGTCTTGTCAGTTATTGACTTTAAAACAGCTAAACGGCTTAAAAATAAAGAAGA